ATTGGATCTGAGGCTGAAGACGAGTGGAAAAAATACGAACAGCAAAGACCAGACTATGAAGAGTATACTAAGGCTCTGAGATACATGGAAAGAGTTGATAACAAGATTGCAATTGAACAAGAACTAGAGGCTAATCCTAATGCACAAATTATTACTGACGGCAACGGCAATCCTGTTAAACTTGGCGACAAGTAGCGCGAACGACGTAGTCATCATTCCCAACACGCCCAATGAAGGCGACTTTACCACAGTAACTACTGTGACTACGGGTAATCCTGTAACTACCAATAATTTAATCTCACAAGATTTTTCTGATGGCACTTGGAATGGCACCATGTACCCAGATAATTCTGACATCAATGAGTCAACATGGTTGACTGGTAAACATGGTAAGTATGCAGAGACAACAATTAACTCTGAAGATTACGTAAGCATAGAAGAAATGCAACAAGGTTTCTCTTCTGATTTTGGCGCACAAATACGTTGGTGGAATCAAGTAGAGTCTGAAGTTACTATGACACAAACCATTAGTAATGGTGTTGATACAACAACACAGTCTACAACATTTCAAGATACAACTAATCACAACTATCAACTTAACCCATATGGCAATCAGTTAGTTGTAGGTGCTGATCCTAATATGACACACGGCACACTTACACTACGTTTTGATTTTAATATTATTGGCAATCAGTCGTTCAACGGGGGCCACAGCGGAGTGGATGTGACGGACCCAACGTTAATAATAGACTATACAGCTTTGTCTAGCACAACTATAAGTGAGGTAACATATTGCTGGCAACAGTCACCCCCCACCTGTCCGGGTCAAGAACAAATAGAAGATGTACAAGAAGCAATAGAAAACATAGACACAGTCATTGCAGACTTTGTAATGCCAGAAGAACTTATTCAAACAGATTACTTTGACTATGTACCAATAGAGATTGAATACTCATTCAATGATGTATTTGAAGAA